ATCAAGTAACAAACTAGTCATTAAGGAAGTGAAACCCGTACTTACCGGTGGGCCTAGAGGGCCAAGTTCGGTTCTTACTGGATTCAGACCTGGGTTCGAAGTTATAGTTGAGTGAGTAACACTCGGCTAAGCTTGGAAATCTCAGAGAAATTTTATAACTGGGATCTCCCATCCATTCGAGACCTCGCGTTGCGAAGTAGTCTCGGATCGATTGCTCCGATGGTTGTACTCCCATCTGATTAGTCAAAAATTCAAATGCGTCTTTACATGTATTGTAGACACGTGAAGAACATCCCATACTAGCGTAGGCTATTCCAATGCAGCTTGATGCCGCCTCGGGTAACCCTTGGCTACGTTCGGGGTAGAGTAGGTGGGCAAGTAGATCACTATCAGTACGATAGGCTGTTCCCTCATTGCTGTAGTAACTAAGGACTTCCACATCATTGAGTGAATCTCCGATGGTAGTCTTATCTACGCTGAGAACTGCGTTAAATCTAATCTTTGCCTCATGTGCCAAGCGTTCTAAGAACGCAGCATGATCTGTTACTAGCTCAGGGAAACCGGTGACGCTATCGTCGCCTTGAAGAAGCATCTCGAAATGCTCGCTTTCAATGTTTATTCCTGCAGCTGAAAGTACAGTCAGTAGCATAATGGCGTTAACCTTGGTGTCAAGCAGTTGTGTTTGCTGAAAACCGGAGGCTATTCCATTGTATTGCCATTGGTACATTTGTCCAGAGAATCCACGAATCGGTGTGTGTTTGATTGAATAAGTCATCCAATCCCAGAGTCGTTGAATCTCAACCTCGCTTGCTTTTGAGTCGGGGTAGCTAAGTCTAATTCCTGTCTTGTAGTCAGTCGCTTCAGTCGGTTCGTATCGTGAGAAATCAAACCAGCGCCGCCACATATCATGGACATCATCGATCACTTCAAATAAAGCGAAACGATCGAAACCGCTCCAATCCGCAGAGAGAAACGTATTTCTATTGTTGCCATTCAGTCTAGACCATAGTCTATGCCATCCGCCTCGAAAGGTTTCAAACCCCCACAGTAGTGGCGATTTGATCTTTTCATTGAGGTATTCTTTCTGGATGTTCCAAATGAACATATTCTCTACCATTAGAAGTAGCTTTGGTACTCCAAAGACAGCTCTAAGCTTGTCTTCCTCGTCACGTTTGACGAGATGGACTCGAGTGTGCAAATTTGTGAAGCCGTACGGTTTAGGTGTTCCGTCAGCGTTCCAGAATCCTGGGCCGCCTTTCTTAATCTGATGAACTAAGTGTCTGTTCAACTCGAAAATCTCATTATAGAGATTACGAAAGGTCAGTTTTCCATCAATGTCTTCTCCTTCGCTTTGCCGTTGTCTGAGTTTATCTTCCCATTTCCTGTGAAGGGTGAAAGGGTATTCGGCTGAAACTGATAAGTTCCAGGGGTAGAAACGGAGTTCGGGGAAAGAGATTGGATGTAAGATCCTTGAGGGTCGACTTAATTTCTCGACAACTCGTAGAGCTCTGCGATAATGAAAGTCTCTCTTGAGCCGATGTTTTGGGACATCTGTTCTAAGGAAGTCTTTCTCTGCAGCCTCGTCTCCTCCAACTGAACGTCGGTATCCATTGATAACCTCGTCAGCAAGTTCCGGGGGACACTGATTGTAGATCGCTTTCTTCATAATTCCTTGACGGACTCGGTTTTGTTGAAAGTCCTTAGGCAGCTGAATCCGATATTTCGGTCGCTGTACGAAGCGTGCGATCCGCAACAGGTTTGTTGTGGACATGTTGAGTGTGATTTGTTCGAAGTAGTCGCTCGAAAAGTACAAAAGGGCGAA